GAAATTATGAATTATCTTTTACTGCTTTGGTTACTGATAATAAATTATTTGAAGAACTATTTAATGAAACTGAATCTACATCTACATCGGATGTAACTGATGGTAGTTCTAATGGTGTAATTATTTTAGAGTTCCTTAAAAATAACCAAGAAAAGATTTTATTGAAATTTAAAAATTATCATATTGGTAGCGCTAACGTTACTGTTCCTGATGATAGAGGACCAATAACAGTTGAAGCCACTGTTATGCCAAGAGATTTACACTTGTGCGAAGTGACAACTCACTGGGTTTTACAAGGGTGATTTAATGGCTGATAAATTTGATAAAAGGCGATTGATGGAACAAAGA